GATGTTGCAGTTCTGCATAAGGGACTGAACACATGTGATCTTTATACCTTTGAGGACACCAATATTGTTGGGTACTATCCTAACTATGACTACCGCCTCTGGACTGAGCAGGATCCGAGGGCAGTGTTGGAGTTCTTCAATGCGTTTGCTAATAAGGTATCGCAAAAGCGTTTGAAAGGGACTAAGGTTAAGGCGTAATGTCAAATACGGCTAAAACAAAAGCTGAAGCATTGCTTGAGTTGGGACTAGGTGAGAAGAAAGCTGCGTTCATCACCAAGGTGCTTCAATATATTCGCTATGAAGAGATGAATACGATAGAGGCCGTAATTGAAGTATGTAAAGAGCTTGAACTAGAACCTGAAGAAGCAGCCCCTCTAATCAGGGGGCCACTTCTAGAAAAACTTCGATTGGATGCAATTAATATGAACATCCTTCGAAATATTCGCAAACCTGTTCATAATACTTTTATTGATGAGTGTATGTAATGCCTAATGTAAAACCATGGTGGGAGGATGCAAAGAAAGACATTCGACCACACAAGGGCACCTGGGCGCCCGGTGATTACGTATGTGTATGCTTCAATTGCAAGAAGCAATTTATTGGAGCCAAAAGAGCTATAACTTGTGCCCCATGCGCTTATGGAGATGAGACGAAATGACTGGACACCGAGCATGGCAAATTGCAACTACTACAAAAATGCATTTCCAATCGGACTCCTACAATGCGTTTAAATTTAACTTCAAAACAAAACAGTTGACACCAGAAATATTCTCGCGGCAACGCAACATGTTTCTATTTGAGAAGTTGGCACGACGATTCAACGAAGATGAAATGAAAACATACGCCTTTGTAAATTACTTTTTCCGTAATGCTACATGGGCCGGTGATCTCTCTGAAGAACCATACATTGAATTCATCAAACGTACACAAACATTTAGTTATCGATTCAAACAAGATTTGAACAAGATGCCTGATAAAACATTGGATGAATTACTTTCGCCAATCAAGGGCGATATGCCCGAAATAATGAAGCTATACCTTGCGAGTGAAATCATGGCTGAGACCGTCATTGCTTTCCATTGCGTCACTAACTTCATCAACGCTGTAGATCCTCATATTGAAGATCGACTATTGTGGCCTGATGTCAGGAATCGTATTTTAAAAGCGACTCCATTCGTTGGGCCCCATATAAACCAAAAGAAAATGCGAAGCATCATAAAGGATTACTTCGCTAGAAGGGAAGTATGACTACAGAAGACCAAACCGTTGAGACTCCGAGGCAGAATCTTGTCATCATCGATGACGTTGCACCGCCAATGACCGAGGAATTTATTCCTAAAGGAGAGCTCATCAAAGCTGAAGTTGAAAGCGGTTCGCCGATGAGTGAAGAAGAAATTACCGGACTGAAGAAAATGCAGGCGCAGATGGAGTTTTTAAATGCTCTACCTCACAAGTATCGTAAACTGCTACTCAATGGACGTTGGCAATTGCTTGTCAAGACCAATGGAGTCGGCGAGCAGATACCAATAGGACTGCGGCGTACGTCCAATGGAGAAGAGCGTTACTTCTAAAAATAACGGTGTACAATACCACTCATATGTGGTATAGTAGAACCTACATCTTGTATAAATAGAACTATACAACAAAAACGTCGAATACAATAACACACTAAATAAGGAAATACATATGTCATTCGAATCACTAAAGTCCACTCGCAAATCCCAACTTGATAAGCTGCTTGACGCGGCAAAGCAGGCTGGTGCTACAAAGTCTTCTGGAGACGATCGTTTCTGGACACCTACCCTCGATAAAGCAGGCAATGGCTATGCTGTTCTTCGCTTTCTCCCTCAGCAAGATGCAGATGCTCTGCCTTGGGCGCAGTGGTGGGATCATGGCTTCAAGGGCCCAACGGGTAAGTGGTATTTCGAAAAGTCCTTGAGTTCTATTGGACAGGATCATGACCCAGTAATGGAGATGAACTCTTATCTTTGGAATACTGGCGTCGAGGCTGACAAGGAACAGGCACGGAACCAGAAGCGTCGTCTCCATTACGTTGCAAACGTTTTGGTTGTCAGCGACTCTGGCAATACCGACAACGAAGGCAAGGTTTTTCTCTTCAAGTTTGGAAAGAAGATCTTTGATAAGCTCATGGAAGCCATGCAGCCTGCCTTTGAAGATGAAACACCGATAAACCCATTCGATTTGTGGGAAGGTGCTAACTTCAAGTTGAAGATTCGCAAGGTTGAGGGCTATCGCAATTACGATAAGTCTGAATTCGACTCACCAAGCAAGGTGGGTACCGATGCCGAGCTCAAGAAGTTGTATGAAAACTTCTTCTCACTGGAAGAGTTCTCAAATCCGGCTGAGTATAAGACCTATGAGGAATTGGCTAAGAAATTAGCCGAGGTCTTCGGTCCTGCGGGTGTCCCAGGTCAGGCTCCAGTCGCAACGGCTGGTCGGACTCAGCGGACGCCATCTGTCGGTAAAACGCAAAAAGCTCAGCCTAATCACGCTGTTGATGATGACGATAATCTTTCAATGGGTGATGATTCCAACGATGTGGAATCATTGGATGCGGCTGACGCTGGGGACGATAGCATGATGGGCTTCTTCAAGAAATTGGCTGAAGACGACGACTAATCTGTAGTCACATGTATGGATGCGGCCTCTGGGAGTAATCTCAGGGGCCGCTTTTTTTGGTTCGAGAGCACCTCGGGCAGTCCACAGAATCATTTCTCTATGCCACCAAGGGGAATATACGGCCTGGAGACGGCGGATGCTTCAGGAGTGACTCAGGAGACCATAAAACTGCAGTTAGAAGCGGTTTATATAGATGGCATTCTGCATCGTATCATCAATATGATTACTTTGACTATACGATACATTGTTCGTAGTATTATTGACAGAGCCCCGTGCTTTACGACTTGGCGCTTCGTTATAGATCGTAACTGGAGCAGAGGCTGCTAGGGCAGCACCTTCAGCAGCACCTTGGAGAATGAATTCGCCTGGGATAGCAATCTTTCCTGATAGACCTTCAAGCGTCGCATCACCAACCTGCCGCATAACGTTCAACAGATTTGTGAACGAATCAGCTAACGTGTCAATCATAGACGTCGTCTTGCGGATATCACGAGGATCAATTGACTTAGCAAGATTCTTTGTGAAGTTACCAATTTTTTGAGCAGTATCTTTCGTAAAGAACGATAGAAGACTCTTGTCATTCTTACTATTAAAGAGATCCAACGCTGCTCGCAGATCAACAATAGATTTTGCTGCTAGCGCAAGGCCTTCTCCTTGAGCACCAATACGTTCAAAGTATCGGAAAGGATTCTTTGTAAAGAAGTCAACCAATCCTGCTAGGAGTGTGCCTCCAGCGAATTCGAGCAATGCCCCACCAAGTGCCTTAATGCCAACTGCGACTTGACTAAGGGCATCGCCGCTAATGTTACCAATACGTTCAAGGGATAGCACTAAGCGTTCAAATACACCTTGGAATAGCTCAGCAGCTCGGCCAAATATTTCAAATGCCGCTGCTGCAGGTATAAGCGCAACACCGACTGCTGCGATCGCTCCAGCTCCAACGATAGCTAATGGCGCTGCAAGGCCAAAAGCTGTCATTGCAATTGCAGCAATGCCTAATATTTTAAGACCAGTCTTAACATCACCCCAGCTGATGCCTCCGAACTTTTCAAATGCAATAGCCGCAGGAATTAAAGCAGCACCAACAGCCGCGACACCTACTGCGCCAGCAATCATTAATGCAGCTACTGAACCCAATGCTGCCGTCACCACTGCTGTCATTGCTAATATGCCAAGACCAATGCCTACACCCTTCCAATCAATATCGGCAAATTGCTTAAATGCATAACCAGCGATGCCAATCGCAGCAGCCACGGCGATTAACGCAATAGAACCAACCAGCATCATGGGAGCTGCGCCACCGATGGCTGCAAGACCAGCGCCCATCACTGCTAGAACACCAACACCAATTAGGACGTCTTTCCAATTAATGTTACCAAATTGCTTAAATGCTTTGCTAGCAAGCCATAACACACCAGTTAAAGCACCAAGAACGGCAACACCAATTAATAACTTTGGATCAGATAAAGCTCTAAGACCCTTACTAAGGCCAGTGAATGTACCCTGAATAATTCCGCCAAGGCTCTTACCGATTCCTTTGCCCAAATTAGCAAGGCCCTTACCAAGTCCACTAAGGCCGGCGCCCAATCCTTTGAGGCTCTTACCGATTCCTTTTAGTAATCCGCCTCCGCTGCTATTCTTATCATTGTCCGGTGTTGCAACACCCGCAGCGCCTGCACCTTCAAGATTATCTGCAATGTTTGTGAATAGACGATCTTGTTCGCGTTGGTTCTCTACATCTTGTAGGGAGCTGCGTTGAAAGAAGCTAACGATTTGTTCAAGTAATTTGTTAGTACGAAATCCTGGATGATCATCTGGCACTTCAATAGGTGATGTTTTGATGATCGTCTGAGGTGCGGTAGGTTCGACAGAAATTTCAGGAGCAGTTGTTTCAACCGCAGTAGGAGAAGTTACATTCACAATTGGAGCGGCAGGAGTTTTTACTGTAGGAGCCTCCTGAATCACTTCAGTACGACCATCCACATTAACATCTGCGGCTACTTGTTGAAGTGCCTCTGGCGCCTCTCCAGTGACTCCAGATTTGGCGCCAGCCTTCAATGCAGCCTTGGCCTGCTTAATAACTGACTGTCTAAGTAGGGCTAATTGAATTTGGCCTATGGCATTGGTTTTTTCACTGACACCAAACAAATCACCAATGGAAAAATTAGCATTCCAATTGAACTCATCAGGAAGAGATGCATCCATCTTCTTAAGCAGCTTACTCTTCATCTTCGCGAATGCAATAGCTGTTAGAATCTGATCGCTCGAATTAACACCCAATAGGTCGGTGATCTTCACCATGTTATCAAATTCAAATGTGTCAGGCAGCGCTTTACGAATACGTTTTAGAAGGTCCCACTTCAACGAGGTGAACCGCGTTGCTGTTAGAATTTGATCTTTCTCATTGGTACCAAGTAACCCTGCAACATTTACCGACTTATCAAAATCAAATTCATCAGGAAGGCTGTCCTTAATTCGGCCAAGCAGCTTTCGCTTCATTGAACTAAAGGCAAAGGCTGTGGCGTAACCATCTTTATCGTTCTCACCAAGCAACTTAGAAATGTCGATCTCATCAGCAAAGTTAAACTTCTTAGGAAGAGCCGCTTCTAAATTAGCTAGGAAGCTACGACGAAGTGATGTAATCTCAGGGAGTAGGCCATCAGCGTTAATTGTATCAATACCAATTAGTGTACTGGTGTCAATATCGCGATTGAATTTGAAACGCTTAGGAAGATTTGCTTTAACACGGGCAATAAGTTCCTTCTTAAGCTCGCCCATATCCTTAGAGACATCTATGGTATCATTATTCTGAAGCAGATCGCCGACTCTGACCTTTTTATTATCAGGGCCATTCATCTTCTGTTTCTTTTCAGCCATAGCTATCTCTTTCTAACGTCTCATTCTTGCTTGCTCTTTACGAGCTCTTTCATTCTCTTCCTGAATGTGTTGATTGAGCAAAGACAAGTAGATTTCCCTTTCCCAAGGTATCATATTGTCTAGCTCAGTCAAACTGTATTTATGGTGTTGCATCAAAGCAAAGTTTGTCTTATAATAATTGACAATATTGTTATGGGAAAGGGCTATTGAAAAAAATCTTGTAGCCCGTTCAGCTCCACCTTAATAACAGCGCCACATTTGTGGCATTTTAATTCGTTTGTGTATGTCAACTTCGGCTGCGCTGAGATGTAAGCTTCAATCTTCATCAACTGATCGTGGTTAAGTGAGGATACGAATTCTAGAAGCTCAGCCTTTGATGTATCCTTACGTTTGTAAACATTTTCCGTATCATACACAGACTCAATGCATAGAGCAATCATCTTGGTGAAGTCCTCTGTCTTATCAGATACCTCGTCCATATCAGCAACAGGAATAGGCCGGGCAATAATGCCAACATCATCGGTCAATTGAATCTTAGGATTAGTGTTAGCATCACCCTTGATGGTGACCTCGTTGAGATCAACCACCATAGGGTTCACTGACTTACACTCAGGACACTTCGCCTGAAGATCAATGGTTTCACCAACGGACTTCATTCGCAATTGAATAAAGAGATGTTCGAGATCGTATGATGTAAGGGCATCTACATCGATCTTCTCAAATGTGCATGCATTGACCACATCTTTCAATGCTTGGATGACTTGTTCACTTTCACCAGACTCCTGGGCCATCAGCAGAATCTTTTCTTCTTTAATCAAGAATGAACGATATTGAACTCGCTTTCCGGTTGAAGGGATTACTGTGTTATATTTCGTTACTTGTAGTATTGGGAGTGCCATATTATAATTTCCTCATTATGTTGTTAACTGTGTTCAGTTATATTTATTCAAATATCGCAGTGATGGCTGTTAAGGTCACTTCGAGTTTGGTGTATTCGTTTTGTGCTCCATACGATAATGGTATAGACGCGACAGTGATAGGATATGCTCCAATAATTTTGGCTGTATAGACAACAGCTCCTGTTTGATCAAGTGCCTCAACCTTAATATCCTGCTCGTATTTATCGCAATAATTGAGCAAATATTCAGGTGTTACGATCTCAGTAACCCATTCATCAAAGAATTTCTTGATCTTGAAGTCATTGGTAAGCATAAAGGTGATTGTAATATCCTCAAGAATCGTGCCATTAGGTACCTTAACCTGATATTTAACGTTGTCCATCGGATATTCAAAGGTCGTTATCTGCATGCCTGGGATATTTACTGCTTCAGCAAACATTTCGAGATCGGGGCCCATGCCTTTACGAGGTATCTCTAGACGATATCGGTTAGATGAGTGAAGACCCCGCGAATTAATCTCGGACATGATTGCATTTAATGAAACGGCCATTATTATCTTCCCTTCTTTCTACTTTCAGACCACACTGTAGATACTGTGCTTCCGACAAACTTCTGAGTTGGCATAAACATTGCGATCTCCCAGAATTCTGCTGGGATCTCGACTATTTGTGATTTAATATGGTCAGGTAAATAACGCTTAAATGTTGGCTTGAATAATCTAAAACGCGATGCTGCCTTAAGAATACCATACGAAATTCTAAGACGGGTTGAAGGCTTTAACTCTTTGCCAGTGGTTGACAGAGTAGGGTACATTGCACCCAGAAGCTTGGCACGATCTAATGGTGAAAGGTAATGTAGGTTCATGCCATAGAATCCCTTGCCCTTCTTAGGACGGTCTGCAAGGATGATCAGAGGGTATCTGTCGTAATATGGCAAAGTTGTTTTGTATTTTGGATCGTATTTAAAGAAATACATCTTACCAATCATGGGATTAGTACGAGTCTTTACATTAGGATCGTTTACCAATTTCTTAAAGCTACCTTTTAGCGTTCCCCCCATTGCCAAATCGATGAACCAATCACGGCTTCTCTTTGTGAGGGTTTGCATTCCCTCTTTTCGTAACATCTCAATGTATTTTTGCAGCAGCGAGTTCTTCATATATTCTATTTATAGCAGCAATGATCGAAGGGTCTCTCACCTTTATAAAGTGTTCGGCTTATTATTACGGTTGGTTTTCTTCTTCTTCACATGCGCTGCCCTTAGAATACGAATGCCCAGAGCAGTTAATGTATGTTCTGTCCAAATTTCAAACACCCAACCTCTTTTCTCGCAATAGCCGCGCGCCGTCATCCATTTGGAATAATTCTTAGCATATGTCGTCGCCTCTTGAAGATAACGTGATCGTCTCTTGCCCTGCTTCTTCTCTGGCTTAATGGTTTGCGCCGCGGGCTTGATCTCAATACAACGAATAGGACCTTTGTTGAATTGCACCTGAACATCAACAAAATATCGATGTTGCTTCTTGTCTGTCATACAGTAATAAGGTATAACGAGCTCTTCGGAATTCCACCATACTACTTTTGAATTAGCATCCAACCAACGAAAGACCTGACGTTCCCATAGGGACCTATAAGTAACCTTTGTAGGGTCGCCTTTGTATTTCTCAGCATGCTGTACTCTATATTTGCCATGATATGTCATATAAATAATTTATACACACACACACACGGAAAGATACACGCAGAGGGTAAATAGAAGTATGCCAAACACAATCGTAATTCCAGAAAATCTAGGGAACACCCCAACAGGCCGTCCCTTTGTGCATTTTCATATTAAACCATCACAGGGCGGCGATCCTCTCCAGGGTGATATCTTCCTGCCAATTCCTGCAGGTGTATCATTCGAAGATGGAGGCTCGTATTCGACAATTGATATGGGCACACAAGCTATTAAATTAGATGCCGACCGGGGTAATATGGTATTGGATGTAGCAAAGGCGCAGATCAACGATCTGACCAAGAATTCTGCAGCAAAGCTTTTGCCTCAGAATGGAGCAGAGATCGCCATGGCATCCAATCGCAGAGTATTGAATCCCAATACCAATACGACCTTTGAAGGCAATAACGTGCGCTCATTTACATTTGGTTTCACCTTAGTAGGAAGAACGCCTGGAGATACAAATCAAATTAAAGCACTCCATGAATTGCTTCGCTCGGCCATCTATCCATTCGTACAAGATGACGGGTCTAATATCCTATTAAGCTATCCTCCAACATGGGATGTCAAATTCGTCAATAGCTCATCGGGTGGCGGAGAAAATAAGTGGTTGCCTAAGATATATGAATGCTATCTCACGGGCCTCAATACCACATTTAATCCAAGTGCACTGATGTTCAAAACGGATATGTCTCCCGTCGAGACAGAGATCTCCATCACTATGCAAGAGACGCGCGCTCTAACCCGTAAGGACGTATAATAACATGGCTACATTCTTTGAAAAATTCCCAACAGTCGATCTAAAAATCGGATCTTCTATTCTACAGTATCAAGACATCTATCGCTTCGTTGATGTAGACGATAAGTACTTGAATTCCTACATCAATTATCAGAAGTATACTATAGAGAATGGAGCACGTCCTGATCAAGTATCATATGATTTGTATGGTACACCTGACTATGCTTGGACCTTCTTTATTCTCAACGATCATCTAAAGAATGGTATCGACGAATGGCCTAGAAGTCAGCATGCCCTT